TTTCGCTATTCGCCATAGTGTATGGTTTAGTTGGCACAAATATAGAGCATGTTCTTGATAATCAAGCAAAAGCCCCGGCTAAATGCCGGGGCCTTCGCATAGTAGTTGGTGGCGATTAGGCCACATCCACGATAAAATTCTGCGCCGCGTTCTGCACCTTCGTGCCCACCATACCCTCGACGGTATACCGCTCGAAATCGTAGATCTCGAAGGGGGTGATGTTGCTGCGGCTCTGCGACACCTTGGCCTCCTGAGAGATCATGGGCACACCACGCATGGTGGCGAGCTTCACGCTGCTCTTCTGGAGAACCACAAGGCGACGGCTGTACTCCTCGGGGAAGCTGGCCACGTCGTTCCAGATCTGGGTCGGAACAAGGGTCAGCTTCTGACCGCCAAAGCGCCACTCCTCGAAGTCCAGATCCCACACCTTGTCACCGGTGCTGTAACGGATGAACTCGGCCTTCTGCTTCAGGTTCAGAGCGTGCAGCATCTCGGGGGTACCGAAGATCACGCGCTCGTTGTTGATGGGGCCGAAGTTGGTCTGGAAGATACCCGTGGTGAGGTCGTCCCACACGGTGCTCATGGTGCTGTTCAGGGTCGCGCCACCGTTGTTCTGGATGCTCGGCACGATACCCTCGGTGAACTTGGCAATGGCGGTCTCGCCGCTGTTGCTGTAGCTCACCAGACCCTCGCCATATTGGCCCAGCCAAATGCGCTGGCACATGCTCACCTTGAGCTGGGTCAGAACGTTCCGCATATCAACCTCCATGAAGTTGGTCTGCGACTGGTTCTTCCACTTGATGCGCTCGAGGCGGTTCCAGATCATCTGCTCCGGACCCACCTTTTCGATCAGGTTGGTACGACGCACGGTCTTGGTACGCACAGGGTTGCTGAAGGTCTGGAAACCATCGCCACCGGCGGTCAGGCCGTTGGTGAGGTTCAGGCCAGCGACAGCCACAGCACCGATGCCAACGCCCACCATCGAGCGGAGGGTCACGGTAAGGGTTGTGGTATTGACATTGCTCACGATCACTTGGTTGGGCACACCAGCGTCATCCGTGTAGTGCAGCTTCTGGCCCACGAACACATAGTTCAGGGAGTCGGCGGTCACCACAACGGTACCAGTAACGGTAGCGCCCGGCGTGGCGGCAACACCAGCAATGGCGCCGTCGGTCACAATGGGGCTACGGCTCCACACGTTCTCGTGCCACATCAGCTCGTCGCCGGGGGCCTCCTCGGTGGCGAAGGCCATGAGGTACTGGAGGTCAAGGAACTGCTGGGGCTGCGCATCGAAGATGATGGGGTCCACCGGCAGGTAGAGGTGGCTGGTCACACCACGGCCATAGGCAGCGGCGTAGGGCGAGCCGGGCGCGTTAGTATTGGCTAGGCCAAACGGCGCGTTATTTACATTCTGTACGTAAGACTGAAGAGACATTTCTGTTTGGGTTTAAAAAGTTAGGTTTGAAGACCGGCCTTCATCAGGATCTGGCGAATTGCATCATCTGGGTTAGTCGCCATAGGCTGAGCGCCGGGGTCGCGATTTGCCGCACGGCTCATTGCCGGTTGGCGGGAAGTCGCCTCAAGGAGTGCCTGCTGCCGCCCGCGCTCGTAGCCTCTCGCCTCTGCGGCCTTCACTGCGGGGTCGAAGTGAAGCGCCTTCAGATACAGGGTCGTAGCCTCGGGGGTTGGCGTCACGCCATCCTCTTTGACGAACTTGTGAATGAAACTCCCGTTGGATACCTGACCGACAACATTGTCGTCAACGAATACACGAAGGGAGGAATTCTTTGCAACTGCAATTGAATCTGCAACGCCTTTTTGGTAATCCTCAAAGGCTTGCTTTTTCATGGCCTCCTGCTGCTGGACCTGCGTAATGATCTCATCGCGCTTCTTGTCGTGCATTTCGGCAGCAGTATCACGAAGAATGGCAATACGCGACTCGATCGCATCCACCGTGTCTTCGTCGGCCTCGGGGTCGTTCAGCATATCCCACTGCTCGGGCTTGATCTTGCCCGGGAGGTAGGTGTCGATAAGAAGCCTGTCCTCAAGAGACTTGCTCTCCTTGTTCTCAAGCGCGATCTTGGGAAGCGACTTGAGATAGTCTTGGGCGTCATCAACCTTGCCCTCCAAGGCAAGCTGAAGCGCCCTATACATGGTCGGAGGAAGCTTTTCAAGCTGACCGAGGACGGGAGCTACCTCGTCATATTTCTGCTTGTAAAGCTGGCTCTCCGCCAGTTTAGAGTCGAGTTCTTTTTTGTAAGCAATGGGATCTTCTACGCCATAGGTCTGCTTGAACAGATTCTTGGCCTCGTCGGTCCACGCTACGTTGATCTCCGGTGACTGATCGCCAACGATATTGGCCACCATAGTGGCGTAAGGATCATTGGCTGCGGAGTCACCACCGGTATTTGCAACAGGAGCGGGTTGCTCTTGTTGCACGGGAGCCGCTACCGGAGCGGACTGGGCCTCAGCAGCAGGCTGGGCCGGGGCTGCTTCAGTAGCAGCCGGTTGCTTGTTTTCCTGTCGGTCAACCGGCGGGGGGCCAGCAAGGGAAGATTGCCCACGAAGAATATTCGCAAGGGCATCCCCGGACAGGTCTACAACTTCCTGAGTGTCAGTCTGTTGATTCATGGTACAAATATATGAGCAGTGTGCTCTTTTTGGTTATTTTTCAGTTTATTGTCCTTGGCCCATTGCTCCAAGGAGTTCGGTATCCGGCTTCATCCATTCACTTTCGGCTTGGCGATAGGGCTGTGATGCCTTTTGGTCAAGCTGAGCCATTTTAATGTCGGCATTGCTTTGCTGCTTGGTCATCTCCATCTGTTGCTGGTCAATTGCCTGCTGCTCTTGGTCGAACTGCGCTTGGGCCATAGCCATCTGCTGCTGTTCTTGCTGAGCGGCGGCGGCTGCTTGAGCCTGCTTGGCGAACTGACGGGCGGCTGAGTAGACATCGTCCGGAGTCGAACGACCCATAAGCTGCGCTGCGGTGACGGGGTCGAGCATACCCATCTGCATAAGCTGCGGGATGATCTGCTGATCGGTGATGGTGCGAAGCTGAGCGCCCTCAGGAGATAGGTTGATCTTTACGCGGAACTGTTCAATCTGCATTTCTTCGCTGGAGATCATGGCTTGGATATCATCGTCGCCAACCATTTGACTCAATAGCCAAGGACGCTTGGAGTAGAACTGCTTGCCAGCTTGGGCATTGAACTGGTGGATCTGCTTGTACAGCTCGGCAATAGCAGCATAGAATGGCTGCTGCATCACGCCAGCCTGCTGAAGCTGAAGCTGGAGCGTACCTACAAGCTGCCCGCCCTGAGGGGCGCCATAGTTGCTCTCGTATACGCCGGTCGCGCTCTCGGCAATCGCCTTGAACTGCGGGAGCGCGCCAAGCAGGTTGTAAATGCCAGCACCCGGAGATGCATCAATCTGGCCGGAAGCGTTCTGAAGACCACCAAGCATGGAAGCAGAAAGGACAAGGGTGTCCCCCTCCTTAACCTTCATGTTAATCTCCTCTTCGTCCATATTTGAGCCGTCCACCGCCTCTTTGGCGATGAGCGTGGCCTTTCCACCGGCCTTACGCATACGCCAAGCAATGTCGGAGGTGATCTGGTTCATCCACCGCTGCGGGTCGCGGGCGGAGGTCAGAGGGGCAACAACGTGACCGCCGAGGTAGCGCCATGACGAGAATTTGATCGGGAACTTGACAGAGTACACGTCATCGGGGTCAGACTCCTGCAAAGGATACATCCCATAGTCCAGCACAAGGTCACCAACCACCCCAACATCAGGAAGCCCGCTGTTCATGGGCGGCTTGGGTGCGGTGCGATCTGCGGCGAAGGGCATGTTCTTGGTATACCCGCCCGGGAGATACTCCCAAGGGATCATGGAGCAGTAACGAACTACTTCAATGGCCCGGCGCTGCTTCTTGCTTTTTTTCTCACTTGCGGTCCACGCATCGGTGTAGATGTTCATGGGCGGCTCGATGAGATCCTTGTCGGTAAAGTCAGGCTTTCCCGTGTCTGGGTTCACCTCGTTGATCGTCACATACTGTTCTTCACCGTCCTTGATCACGTAGCCACGGTCCACGTACTTCATGTCTTTCCAGTACATGGTGAAGACACGGGGACGGGATTGGGGCCATCCAGCATTGAAGTTATAGCCACCCGGCAGGATACGTGCCCACTTGTCAAGGGCCTCGATCTTATCCTTTACGGGGTTCCAGCGTTCGCCGATAGAAGAGACGTTCATCAGCGGACAATGGTAGACGAACTGACCATCAGCGAAGTCGGGACGCATAGAAGAGGTGTCCCAGCCCACTTCGCGGGGTTCGCACATCTCCCACTCGAGGTTGTTGCCGTTGATGAAACAATGGGCGGCAGCAGCCCCGGAAAGGGCCATATACCCAGCGGCAACCCGCTTGGTATCATCAAGCTTGCTGCGCTCGGCAAGCATGTTCATCAGGGAGTTCGCACCACGAATGATTTGATCCTGATAAGTCATGTCGAAGATCTGCTCGGTCTCTTGCTCGTTTGGAGAAATGCCCATATTCTCATAGACCGATGTCATTGCAGGTCCAGCCTGTGCGGCACGAGACATTACCATGGCCTTGGCAAGAGCGTCTTCTTTTCGCGTTTGCGCAAGATGCTGCGTGGCCGGTTCGGCCTTTGCGGTGATAGAAATGTTGTCCACGGCGCCGATCATACGAGTGAGCATCGGGGACAGGATGGGAAACTTGAACGGGATGCGGGATGTCTGAGCGGGACCGTCGCCAAGGAACATGCGCACATCCTCCTCCTCGCCCCAGCGAGAGTCGATAGCGTATTCCATGTTCAGCACGTAGTTCGAGCGGTAGAACTCGATCCAAGCGCCTACCTGACGCGACAAGAAGTAACGCGTCCACAACGCATGATATGCCTCCCCCTTGTCCTGTTCGGGGGTCATCATGCTGGGCGGGATCATCGTGGCAATTGGAATCCACGTCCAAAAGCCACGGTTATTTGTCGTTGTTGGAATACTGGTGCCGCTCATCGACGTGATTGTCTAAATGCCCTTACACTTCCATCAAGCTCATCAACTACTGTCTGCTCTCGCTCAACAACTCCAAATCCCCCTTTTTCGAGGGTTTTAGATGTTTCCTCCAATAGCCTCCAAATACCGGGAGCGCGTTTGCTCCATGACTCCTGTTCCTCTAAGTCCATGGTGGCAATGTCAACTGCAAGCATTTCCTTGCAATTTTCCCGCACTCTTTGAGTGTAAAGATAATTCTCAACACGGGCCCCTAGGTTAAAAGACTCCATTCTCTTGAATGCAGACTTTATATTGTCGGGGAACCCTGTCTTGAATTCCTTCAGCTTTGACTCCCTTTGCTGCTCAGTAGGGTATGATATCCTCACACAGTTCTCCAGCTTTTCAGCATCCTCCATGTCGTAATAGGGAGATGCAGAACAGCGGAACCACCACACGAACAGAAGGTCGTGTGTCTTGATTGCATCCGGCTTGAACTCGGCATAGTCAAGCAACTCAGGGTATTGGACCCGAAGGTCTTTCCCGTTCTTTGGAGCAAAGATCAGATACCTGTGCTCCAGCATTTTTTCTACAACGTCGCTTGTCATCGGTATTTTACTTCTACCTTTTCAGTTACATAATATGGCATCAGGTTCGCGCTACGCTTGATGACCCTCTTGTGCTTGTACTGCTTGGCGTCTGCGGTCAGCTCAATGGGCTGCTTGTTGATGCTCCTATAGCACAGTTCAGCATAGGCGATAGCGTAGACCATGTCGTCGTTGTAGACGTTCTTGTTCATGGTGCCCCATACAACAGAGCCGTCCGCCCTTGACTCCACCGAGATGTTCCTGACCTGACTCCAGAAGTCATAGTACCAGATGTTGTGGCCGTGGGTGCGAATGAGGTCGGTCACGTCGCCATACAGCGACTCCTTTCGGCTTCCCTTGCCCCCTTTCATGTCCACGCCATACAAATGGGTTCCTCCCCTATACTTCGGGAGCAATTCGTTACGGGTCAATAGCGACTCGCGGAGGTTGAAAACCGGGGAGCACTTGAAGTCGGTGTACCTGTGGCCGACGTTGATCTCCACAAGCTCCCGACAAGCCCGCTGCCCCTCGTTGCGGTAATACATGCCCATCAGAACGCTCTGCATGAACAAGTCTGCTGGGAATGTGGTCCTAGCGTTCAGCACACAAGCAACGGTCGGGATCCAGTGGGTGTCTTCGCCCTCTCCCACCTTCTTGGCCGCAGCATCCCATATTGCGCTGGAGAACCGCGAAAAACCGCCATCGTTCTGGATGGGGTCGGTCCCTTGGAAATACCTGTAAGCCCACCCGCGACTGGGCTCAATGAACATCTTCACGGGAGCGTCCAAATCATCGGATACGCTGGGCATCCACGAGACAGACTTGACCGGGTGCGGGAAAAGGCTTCCCTCGGGTAGCTTGACGGACTCATCCCAAATGGGAACGAACTTACCCGGGGTCGGGGCCAAGCCCTTTTTGTGGCACTCGTTCTGTATCCTGTTCTGCTGTTTGACGATAATCTCCATGGGCACCAGCGTCTTGTGGCTGGTCATGAAAGCATCATCGGGCTTGCTAGGGTAGTGGGCGCAGAACAACGAAAGACGCTCAGTTGTGGACAGCCCCTTGGTCTCCTCCGTTTGGCCACGCAGATACTTGGCTCTCTGCTTGAGGTAGAACTCGCGGGTCATACCCGGTCGGCAGGTCCAATCCATGAAGACAGGAACCCAGCCAGCGGTGTCCTCGCCTCCCTCCCAAGCGGCCATCAGGCCCTTGAAGTCGTTCTCAAACGCTCCTTGGCCGGTATTGTTGGAAGACCCAGTTCCCCATGCAAACGCCTGTCGAACCAGTTCAAATCGGCCTTTTGCCTTGTTGAACTGGTACATAGTGGGATCAATCTCCGCCTTCACCATCTGGAAGGTGGGGATGTTCTGGGCCTCATCGAACAGCGACCACGTTGGGGTGCGACCGTTCACGGTCATGCTGTCCTCTGCGGAGAGCAGACGAAACTCGGATATGTCCCGGCCCTTCTGTGCCTTGGTATCGCCGGGGTCAAAGTCAAGGATTGCGCTCTCCGACGAGAAACCCTTGCTCACGTCCACCTCTCCGATCATCCAGTGCGGGAAGTGCTG